AAAGGGCGATATGTTATTCATTGAAGGTAAAGTAGAATACCGTGAGCATGAAGGCAAATATTATACTGATATTATCGCTTCGTATTGCAGAAAAATAAACACTGGTCAAAAAGCCACGCCCGTAGAAGTTGAAGTCATTAGCAGCACTTCAAAAAATAATGATGCTGATTTGCCATTTTAACTTGTAAATATTAAATAATTATCTTATTTTTATTTTAGTTTTAGTTTTCATTAGTCTTTTGGTTTGGACCGCCTGTTTTTTGAAGTTCAGGCGGTTTTTTTTAAAAAATAAGATATGTATTTTACATTTGAGCAAGCGATGTTATTGATAAAGCCAAACGGCGCTAAGAATGCAAACTATGCTGCAACACGAATAAGACAGTTAATAAATTTTGGATATTTAACCGAAGCAAAGCCCGAAATATTTGTAAAGCATTTTGATTCTTATATCAGTTTAGGCAATATAAAAACCGAAGGCTTAGTTAATGCCGAATCAGTTTATAATTATATTCAGCATCGCAGCGATTTAAAGCAAAAGTTAGGTAAAATACCGAAGCAAAACCGACAAGTTAAGGCGATATTTTCAGATGAAACATATAGTACGTTTATGTCAATTGATTCAGCATGTATATTTTTTGGAATTTCAAGACCTAAAATAATGCAAAGCATAAAGAAAAATAAAGCAATTGAAGTTCCGATAAGAACAACGGTAAAAAATGACATAGATAGCGAAATTAAAACAGAATTGGTAAGGTTTATATAGTCAGGTGGCGGAATGGGTAAACGCAACAGTAGACGGTTCTCAGTCCTAACTACTAAGAATAGCTAACTTAGAAAGTGGGTGTCGGGTTAATCTGAGTTACAGGTTCAAATCCTGTCCTGACTACAAAATTTATTTAGGGTTTATATTATCACAGTCAGTTTAAAACTGATTTTCAAACTATGAAACATGTTTAACGAATTAGCAAAAGAAATACACGAAGGTAACACTAAGCGCGGTTTTTGGGAAGATGAACGCAAATTAACGGAAGTAGTTATGCTAACTGTTTGCGAATTAGCCGAAGCTATAGAAGCTGATAGGGCGCAAAAGTGGGCAACTGAAACAGATTTAATACAGTATCTAAACAAACCAACGCCCGAGCGCTTTAAAGAAAATATCAAAGACACGGTACAGGATGAAATAGCCGATGCGATTATTAGGATATTAGATTTTAGCCATAAGTTTAATATTGATTTAGATTTTCACATTAAGGCAAAATTAGAATACAATGCTTCAAGACCTTACAAACATGGAAAAACCTATTGATAGTATCGTAGAATCTGTTATAGCGAAGTTTAAACAGCGTTCTGATATAGGTATTGAAAAGTACGGTAAAACGCTTGACCGTGAAGATTTAAATTTTATTGAATGGGTTAATCACTTGCAAGAAGAATTGATGGATGCTATTCTTTATGCTGAAAAATTAAAACAAAATGCTAACACTAAATTCTAATTCTTTAGCCGTTGTAAGGCTACAAATGCAATTAAGACAGCTTGACTTCTATGCAGGTTTAATTGATGGGTTCTATGATGAAACAATGCGAAATGCTGTTATAGAATTTCAAAAAGAATATCAATTGGTGCCCGATGGAATTGCAGGACCTAAAACGTTAACGGTTGCTAATACTGTTTGCGCTGATGGATTCCATACTTTGTTTTTGCATTGTTCTGCGGGTCCTGAGTTTCGCGATGCTAAAGCTGAACAAATTATAGCGATGCATACGCTACCCGTTGCAAAAGGCGGTCGCGGTTGGTCGAAGCCTGGTTATGCAGATGTAATTGAAACAAGCGGCAAACTTGTAAACATTTGGAAATACAATGAAGATAATCTTATAAACGAATGGGAGCAAACATGGGGCGTATTAGGTACAACGCTACTAAATAGAAATGCCCGCCACGTTTGTTATATTGGTGGCATGACAGCCGACATGCGAATGCCTAAAGATACGCGCACACCTGGGCAATTACTTACAATGTATAACTACGTGCACGATATTGTAAAGCATAACCCTAAAATTATAATTGCAGGGCATAACCAAGTGCAGAACAAAGCATGTCCAAGTTTTGACGTTCCTAAATATTTGGAATCAATTAAAATACCTGCTTATAACATCGCTAATTGGTCTTCTAAACTAAAGATATGACACAAACAGAAAAACACCGATTGAAGCGAATTTTGGAATACAAAAAAGGCTATTTAGAGGCTTTGTTATGGATTCAAAATTCAGAACCTTATGATGAAGTTATAGAATTAAGAATTGACATTTATACTGATAAAATTAAAGAACTTGAAAACAAACTTAAAGGTCATGACTAATGAAGAAAAAAAGGCAGCACTAATCGCTAAAGTTGGTGAGCAAAAAGTAAACGAATTAACGCAAAATATTTGGTTATTGTTAGGGTCGCTAAAAACTGCAAAATATGCGATAGCGCAATTCGAACCTAATAAGCTAAAGTTCGAAATGAAAAAGCGTTTTTTAGATTTGCACACGGCTATAAACCTATTTATAAATACATTTGAAAAGGCTGCTAATCCCGATGAACGCGAACTGTTAAATACTACTTCTTATGAAAATGTTGGCGCTGTTGCTGAACTGATAGCGATGGCGATAACGTTACCTGAATCACAGATTGAATGGTATTTAGATGAATGCAAAAAATTAACTTATGTAGCGTTTAATAAATCACAGAATGAACTGCGTAGCGAAAGCGGTGAATAAAATGTTTCCTAATCAGGATACAAGCGAATTTCATAATAGAACTTTGGGCGTTGGAATGGGCGATATTCAGCGCATGATACCTACTGATTTATCTGTTTGGGCTGTTTATTGCAACCATTACAAATGCGTAAATTTTGACCTAATAAGGCAGCTACCAAAAACAAATGATTACATACCGTTATTTTTGTTTCATTCGCAAATGAATGACCGATTTAGGCTTCATTGTGAATTTGCGCTGTGGGATAGGAACACGGTTGTAGTTAATGACATTGAATACGATGCTGATGAATATTTTAAGCGTCACAAAGTCGTTCAGGTTGCAGCCTTAATAAAATTTGAAACACACGAAATACTAATAGCGAAAAAATGAAAAACCGCTGCATATCACTACGCAACGGCCTGAGAACACATGAAAACAAAAGAGCAAAACAGTAAATTATTCGCCTGCAGGTTTATCGCTTGCAGGTTTTTTTAATATATCTTTAGGATTCGGAATAAAGCCTTTAAAGTAACCGATAATGTCCACGCCTGTTGTTTGTGAAACGTTTTCAAATATTGATTTTAATTCTATGCCACAAACAAATAAAGCAACGTAATATGATAGCGTAAATTCTAAGTCAAGCATCCAGGTAAAAACTTGACTACTTATAATCGCCAAACAATAATCATTCATTTTAGAAATGGTTCTTCTAAAACCCCTCGATTGTATTTTTTCGCCCAATGCTTTAGCTTTTCGAACGCCTGTTAAAAAGTCAATCAATAGCATGAAGCTAAGACAGATAATTAGCGGTTTTAAAATACAAAGCTGCATTTTAATTTCGGGCAGCACCTTCATGAAGAAATTTAGGGAATCGGAGGTAATTGTTAGGGAATCCATTAACTGAGTTTAATATAGCGTGAAACAATAACAGCCGCTGGCGTACCTATAAAGATAAACCACCACGGCAGCGGAACGAAAATGACAAAGAACGTAAATGTAAATAGTGCAACCCATGTACCAAAGCAAATAGGACAAGCGCCCGCCATAGACCAAGGGTTATTTTTCATATTGTTTTCAGTATCGTTATAAACGTGTTCAACTTGCTGCAAATAGTCTTTGTAAATCACATCTGATTCTTCAGCGGTTTTATTTTCAAGTTGACCGTTTAAATATACATCGCGTTTTACTTTCCAAGCGTTGTATTTAGCCCATACGCGGTTTTTTTCTTTTGTTTCGAAGTCTAAGTAACGTTTAGAAATAAAAGCGCCGTAAGCGGAAAATATACGCCCTGTGTAATATTCGCCCTGTAAAGGTGAACCTATGCAGTAATGTAAAAACACTATTGCACAGGCTGCGATGGGAATGAGGATTAGAAGTGATAGCATTACATTGGAGGAAAAGGCGGTGAAGGCTTCGGTTTATAGTCAATTAGCGGCAAATCTTTTACCCAAGCAAACTCAGGATTGACGCAAAAGTCTATTTCTTCAACTGAAATAATCCAGTTATCGAAGTCATCCTGTATCGGGTTAAAATAGCTGTCTTCATCGTAAAGCTGCCCTATAAGGCTATCTTTTTGTGTTTCTGTTAATAGTCCTACTTGTGTCATACTTGGCGGCTTAAAGTGGTGTTATATGCTTGAACT